GTGAAAATTTAGGCATAAAAAAAGCCCGTTTTGCGTTCACAAAACAGGCTTATATGCGATACCTCTATTGTGGGAAAAAATAAACGATTATTGGTACGTTGTCAAGTTTTTACTTTATCAGCACTAATCAAACGCCATTTAACATTTACATCCAAACCATGCACATAATCATAAATACGGTTATATCTTGGCTTCCAATCCCTAAGCCATTGCGTATTAGACACACCGATTGATTCAGCAATCTTGCGACCGCTTAACGGCTTATGACGTGTGCCATTACACACGTTGCACACCTTAACTCTAACCATGCCCGTACCATGACAATGAGGACACAGATTATCACTGACAACCTCACTGACAGACAGCAACGCCAACATGCCCAGCAATTCCCTATTGCGCGGATTCCACGCCTCTTTAACAGCCAACGCGGTAACGTAGGCTTGCACATGCACCAACAGCCTACGCTTTGCCCCATCATCACAGCCATACTTAGCAATAGCCAGATCGGTCTCAGCTTGCGATAATCCAGCCAACAACCCCGCCAATTCAGACTTACTTAACACAGCACCCGCCGTGCCTCTCACTGTACCCACACTGGCAACCCCTGCCATCAATTTACCAATCAACTCAACACTACTCATCACCGTCACCTTAATTTGTATTGTTATCTATAGCCCCATCTGCCACCGACAGATAATTATTTTGCACCGTCCTACGCTCACAAATACCCTCAATCCGTTCATCACTTACCAAGCGATAAACCCTGTCCCCTTTTCGTTCGCCAAAAGAAATTTTCTTACCGACCAACTTGTACCCAAACTGCTCAAGAAATTGATTAACCGTTCGTATCGGATACTTTGACGGCGTGGAATAATTCCCAAGCCCCAACGCCGCCAGTTCGGCATGATGCTTATTCAAATGCCCCATGATGACCGCCGCATGGTATTGATCCATAACCTTGTCAGTCATAATCATTAGCAAAATATCTATGTGATACCCCTTAGCCACCGACTTAAACCCGCCTGTATTCTTATCGACCACCTCTCTCTGATAAGGTGTAGCGTTCGCAATTTCGCGGTTATGGATAGTCCTAACCACCCGACCACTGTCATAAAACACCACGTCATCAGCGGTTATATCGGGTTTACCATCAGGTTTGCTGGGCAAAGCAAGCTCATAAACGGCGTTGTACTTTTCCAAGCGATAACTTTCTTCCTGCGTAACAGATTCAGCTTTTTCGAGCTTGTAAGCGTCTAACGCCGTTATGTCATCACTGCCCAGCACGCCCTCACAATGCACCTTTCGGGCGCACTTTCTCGCAGCAACTAACTGTTCTTTGCTGGCATCACCTTCAAACCGTCTAACCTGATAGCCTTTCAAACGCATCAATAACAGCGATTGCACAGCCACATCATTAAGCGAGTCATTACTACGCGCTCTTATCTTGAGCATTAACTTACCCAGCGAATCCACGTCATGTTCGCCATCTACCAGCCGTTGCCTGGCTACCAGCTCCCCTTCATACAAAATCTTAGGTGAATTAACCCTATTTTTAATGTGTTTATCATTAAATCCCACTCTAATAATCGAGCTGTTACGGTTACGTCCTATCATTTGCAACACTTCATTTTCAGTCAGCACGCCACGAAACAAGGCGTAATGAGCTTTAATGTGATCGCAAGTAATAGACACACCCGACCCAATAACAGGCGAATGAATCACACAGTCATATTTTTTGATTTCTTCATTGGGATTTATTAAGAATTGCGCTTGCGCAAGATCGGCTTTGTTTTCAGAATGCACCACCAACACCTTAAGGTGTGGACGGTTGACCGCTTCAAAAACGGCTTTGGAGGCTTTGATACTGTCGCACTGTATCAGCGTAGATGTGCCAGATAACGCGCTTTCAACCGCAGCATTAAAAGCAGGTTCATAATGGCTATATTCAATCATGGCTTTAGGCGGCTTTGGGTCACAACGTAAGCCATAAAATTTCTTTTCAGGGAAAGTATTTTTTAACCAGTCAATGGTCACCTGGTTTAAATCCGCATCACTGCCTATAAAATACTCACAGTTGCGGATAGCCTGAACAAATGCGTCATAAACTAACTTGCGCTCACTCGCGGCTATCGAACCAATTGCCAAATGCTCCAATGTTTGGCGAATTTCATCACAAGAAATAATGCTGGAATGTTGCGTAACATACGCAGAAAAACGCGGGTTAATAATGGAATTGATACACAACGCCATTGATTGCTCATGCGCTAATTCTTTAGCCGAATTAACGGTTTTGTAACTGATAGCGCGTATCCGTTCGCTAGAATTCGCTACCAGCGATTGCCGATGGCAGATATAAGTTGATGTTAATCCTTTCATCACGCCAAGACCCGTTATCGCTCCAATCAATTCAGTCTTACCCGTTCCCATTGGACGGTTATCTAACCATATCCCAGGATTCTCTAAAATTTCAGCAGCAATCGATTCATTAGTACGCCCCGTGCATTCAACAACCTTCTGAAAACCGACGGTATCGCCCGTATTCCGAAACTTGCAACGCTTGACCGCGCTGTATTCTGCTTTTTTAATCTTGTCTTTAACATCTGCACGCGCGGTTTCAACATCCACGCCACGCGCAACCAACGCATCAATAATACGACGCTCAGCAGTATCCATATCCATGTTGAAATAATTAGAGACGGCATTGGCACAGGAAAACCAGATATGTTTTTTCAGTGTTTCAACACGGCAAACACTCAAAAGCTGTATTGATCCCTCAAAAACATTTTTATCAATAACAAATTCATTTTTATTAAGTCGAGTAGCAAGCTGTTTTTTAACAACAGACAAGCCCTTATCCAGCAATACATCGTTAAAATCGCATTTATGACCGTCATTTTGTGGCACAAAAATCCGCGCCCCGTGTGCTTTAGCCGCTTTCAACGCAGAAAAAACGCCTGTATTACCCTTATCGCCAATATCATTATCAGCAGAAATAACCAGGCGTTTGTAACCATAATCTTTAGCGGCTTTTAAAACATGCACCAAATTACCCGCATCACCAGCAATCAACACATTATTGCCAGTGGCAATATGCACACTTAAGCCTGTGGCAAAACCTTCAACAACAAAAACATAATCATCAAACTTAGCACCCTTACCCAAACGCACAAAAGAGCCGTTCTTTTGCCCATGAAAAAATCGTTGATCCTTATCCCTATAATCGGGCTCATCATCACGGCTAAAATTCACCTGAAAATCATAGATTTTTTGAAAACCCATCAACTGATTACGAATATTCTGTGCCTTGATAATCAAAAAATTACCGTGCTTATCCGAACCAAAGCGCACGCCCGATTCTTTAGCCGCATTAGCAGCCAACTCAACACAGTCAACCGAATAATCAGCATCACCACCAAACGCCCCGCCATGCTGAAAAAACGGCTGTGCAGCCTTAAACTTGCGAAACTTGCGCTGCAAATACAAAGATTCAGCCACCAAATCAGACGCGGCGTTATATTCAGCATCCCATAGATCAACCTGCTTTTCCTTCCAGGCAATTTCTTTAAAATAATCGGCTTTGGGTGTGGCTTTGGGTTTCGTATCGGCAGGGTTTGATTTTGGCTTGTCGCTGAAACTAACGGGATTTTGACGTTTCCAAATATCTCGCAAGGCAGAAAACGGTGAATAAGGGTTACTAAAGTCACCTTTATTCGTGTAAAAATTGAAGTGCGGCAAAACCAGTTCTTTTGTAGTACCGCCTGTTTTGAATTCTTTTTTTAGCAAACTGACAAAAGCAACAACCTTGCCTTTATCTTTTTGCACAATAGGCGTTAGCTTTTTAACTTTTGATGACCTGGATACATCAAGATCATGAAAACCTAAATCAATCCCAGCAACCGCCGCAGCGTCTTTTACCTGATTAAATAAATACTCATAAACACGGCGCGGCTCATCAAAACCGTTATCAATAAGCCAATCATAAAAACTAATGTTTTGCGCACTCATTTGAACTCCACAATTGTCATATCTTCCTCAAGCATCCAAACAGACTGAATCTTGAGACCGATACCCTCAAGCAATTCATTTTGTAAATCACGATTAAGCTCTTCGTTAAAGTCTTCTAATTTCTTAACCACTTGCTTACTCTTTTTGTTTTCTTCCCTTTTCAATCTATTTTTCTTACTCATAACCCATCCACCACATCGGCTAACGCCGCAAATACCAACAACGTTGTATGCCCTGTTTTATTAAGCTGAGTTGCAATCTGTAGCGTGGCATCCGTGACACTACAACGACCCTGTTCACTAAATGATTTGATTGCGTGGCGATATGGCTTAATGCTTTTCTCGTAGTTGCCCAGTAAAACGTTCTTAGCCGTTTCACGGCAATCATTCACTTTGATAGCAATATCGAGCGATAACAGCTCTTGATTAGCGTCCATAACGACCACCTTTTTTGATATAAAAGCCGCGTTCGGCTTCAATGATTTCAATATCCGTCCGACGCGGTGCAATAGCGCAACCCGCCGACTTTTTAGGTTTCCGATACACCCGAAGCGACAACCGCCGCGCTCTTTTGTCAGCTTGATTCATAACGAATTCTCAACGGGTTCTACCTTTTTAAACGTAAAACATGTAAATTCCAGATACACGCCCAACATAAATTGCTCACCACACTCGCTACAAATCAATGGCACATGCGTATCATCGCCATCCATAACCACATCAATCTGCATGTCAAAAGCTGATCGACAAACTGGACAACACTCACTGATTTTCACGTTGACTTTTTGTTGCTCTATCACATCACCCTCCGAACCCGACCCCACCAACCGACAAACCAGTTGCCGACCTGATACAGATAAAACCAAACGGTTAAACCCGCCGCGATAACAGACAGCTTGACCAACAAGCGCAATGCCACCCAATAATCAGACGGCCGCATGGCAGCCACACTTATCGCCAATCAATAACAACCCTTTGCAGATCGACACAGTGACCGCCGCAGGGCGTGGGTTAATATCACGATTGGATACGTCCAACTTTTCATACACCTGTTGCACATACGCCAATACCGTTCCCATTGATATGCCCAGGATTCGGACGATTTGCTTATTCTCGACACCCGACGCAATCAACAACAAAACCTGCTGTTCACGCATCGTCAGTTTTTCAGCACCTTTCGCGGTAATTTTTATATCCATCGTCTCTAACAACATTGCCTTACCCCTATAAACTGGCGGGAATTAACCCGTGTTAAACTGTGAATTCTCACAACACAACCCAAACACAGGACAATCCCCATGAACGAAACCGAAACTAAACAGACAGATCCCTATCAATCTGCGACTCAATCAGATCGGCATACTTATTACTCAAACTTGTCGAAAGCATTAGCCTTGCTTGCCGAAGTAACTGAATTAATGCGGGAGACACCTGAGCCATCGCTTCCCCCGCAAACTCTTCGAATTCATGCGAATCTACGCGCGCGACTAGCTCGTCTTCACGAAGCTCTACTAACGCACCAGCAGAAACTTCTAAAGATAAAGAAGCGGTAATACCGCCCGAATCTTCTGTCATGATGAATTTCATTGCCTTACCCTCTAAACTTCCCCTATTAGCCCTAATAGTTATTAGGGCTAATAGCTAGTGATTGCATCAATTAACCGATGCAAGATTGTTTGTAATACTGAGCCTGACTTTTTAAACAAAACCAGGAACCGTGATGAAAACCCAAAAAAGCAAACTACTAATCGAACTGGATGCAGCCATTGCCCTATCAGAGAAACCACTCCCCGCCACCGTGCCACTGCCATTCCATCAAGCGCAAAACGCATTGCGGCGGTATATGTTGCAATTGCGTAAAAAAGTGATAAGTCCATAACCCAGAAAACCGCCGTCAGTTAGGACGGTGGGTTAGTGGTTGCTTGTGTAGGTTTTATTTCTCTCAAAACATTAATTTTTTCTATTTTTGGCAATAACGAATCTGCTTTTACTTTTCCTTCACAAGCTAATTCAATTAATTGCGCGTAATTTGTCTCTCCCGTGTATTCAGTACGCGGCGGCTTGCCGTTTTTGTACCACCTCATAACGGCTTTCCCAGACAATCCACCTGACGCTTTTCCTATCGCGTCATAACTGCCAAGAATCAACCGCGCTTCTTCAAGACTTTTTTGATAAATATTTTTTGACATTTCAATTCCTGTATTTTTTTTTATGAATAATAGAACCGATTGTAACCTTTTGTCAAGAACTGATTGTTACTTAACAACGCTGTATAGTGAACCAATGGTTACTGATAAAGAAAAACAGGCATTTTCTAATAGATTAAATGCCATCTTAGACAAGGCTGGAATTCCACCGAAAGGCAAAGGGAGACAAGGTGCGCTTGCCAAAATATTTAACGTGTCAGATAAAGGTGCGCGTAAATGGATAGAGGGAGAATCAATACCAACAATGGCAAAAATAGCGACTATTGTTGAAAGATTTAGATATACAGGCGTTACCGCAGAATGGCTTTTAACAGGGAATGAAAGCTACGCACCTAACAGAAACGAGAACTTAGAAACAAAAGAAGATATACAGCTATATACGGCTCAGTTGTTTGGAGGGTTATCAGATGAAGCAATTGAATTTGCAAAAGCTTGGCAGGAATTATGCCCAGAACAACGAGCCGTACTTACAGCAACCGCTAAAGCGTTTATACATTCGGCTGGCAAACAAAAAGATAAGGCAGTGTGACTTATAAAAAATTATTATTTTATGGCTGGTTAAGTTTTTATCAGATTATCAGGAGTCAAAAAACATGAAATACTTATTAATCGTAACACTATGCTGCTCCTCTAGCGCATTACATGCACAAAAACTCTATAAATGCAGAGCCAATGGCATCGCGGCATACAAAACAACGCCTTGCTTGAATGGAGAGGAGCAATCAGAAGTCAAAGAGGTAAGGTCAAAAAATGAAGAGAAAAAAGCTGCCGAAAACAACAGCAGCGGCATTGAAGGTCTTGAAATTGGTTCACTCTCTGTAAAAGTAGAGCCAATTGATTCCATGGGTGACCAGTGGTTTATTTACAAAGCTGATTTTACAAATAAAACTGACTATCCAATGGAAATTTTCACACGATTTAATGCTGTAGACTCCACTGGATTTTTAATCACCGAAGTATTCTTAAAAGGTAAAGTAGCTGCCCACTCTACAAAAACACTGACTGATAAAAGCTACTTGAATTCAGCTAAATTTGGAAAAGTCAGCAAATGGGTATTAATTAAAAATTAAGGCAATCTATCATTGATATATTTAACTTGACTAAAAAAGTATAATGACTCAAGTAAAAGCACACGTTCCACCCAAGCCTATTCCACCCTTACCTCCGAGTCCACCCAGACCGTAGGAGTATTTAATGAAAAGCAAAGAACAGTTAAAAGCAGAGATCAGGTATGCAATAAGGCTCTGCCAACGCACTGCCCGTTTTTATCGTCGCATCCAAACCACTGGCACTTTTTTAGCCATCATTGGAGGCAGTGCGACACTATCAACCCTTTCCAACACCTTGCCGCATTGGGTTGCATTAACAGGTGGCGCACTGTTAGCACTGGCAGGCGCGGCATTGATTGCCATTAGACCCGCCGACAAAGCCGCGCAAAATGAAAGCGACGTAAAGCGGTATCAAATTTTAATGACTAAAACCACATCACTAACCGCCGAACAACTTGAAATAGCGATTGAAGAAGCCCACCAGAGCGACGTACCCGAATTAGAATCCATTCGTGACATTGCTTATAACGATGTTATGCAAGAGATCAATCGTATGGATTGTGCTATTCAACTTAATTTTTGGCAACGATTACTCGCCTCACTCGCATAACAACCCTCAAAATTACCAATCACCACCAAACCCGCACGGGCAACTGTAGCGGGTTTTTTATTGCGTAAAAAAGTAACTTACAGTTCTTGACAAAAGGTAACAATCAGTTCTATCATTACATCAACGCAAAACAAAACACACAAATAAACACAAAAAACGGTAATTGCCATGACCACACCAGCCGAAGCCCCAAAATTTAGGATTACATATCCAGCATCAGTAAATAGCTATAAAACCAATAAAACACATTTGGTAGCTGGCAACATTTTCCCTGACTTTAAACCCGCATTATGTGGACATAAACCCAATCCAAAAGGGCTGGGATGGGCTGAATCAAGCGATTACTTAAAGCTAGATTGCCTTGACTGTCAAAAACTATCAAACATCGCATAACAGGAGAAAACCAATGACCAAAGCCCGAACCATAGCCGAACAAACAGGCGATAAACGCGCAACACCTGTGAGCCTGTATTTATTCGACACCCTCTTAAAAGTCACTGAGTACAGTTTTGATACCCGTGATCGTGATTTTCTACTGTACTTTGAAAGTCGCACGGGTTGCTACATCGGAGCTAATCCAAACAACGGGCAAATATTGGACCGAATCGAAAAAGGTTTGATGCAACCATTACCTGCCGACTACTTTGAAACGCAATGCCGTATAGCCAACATGAGCGACGCGGACTATGAACAAACGTACAAAGACAGCGCGAAAGTAAACCGCTTGTTTAAAGCCAAATTACAAGACTGTTGGGAACTTTTCACCAGCAAAAAACCAACCCAAACCCGCCCACAACAAACCAGCCAACAAATCGACCTGTTTGCTGATTGGCAAATGGCGTAGGAGCAACCGTGCAAAACAGAACCCAATCCATGATTGAAAGCATTGTAAACATAGCAATTGGCTATGGCGTTGCGTTGCTCTCTCAATTAGCTATTTTCCCAATGTTCAATATTCACATCCCATTGAGCGACAACATTGCTATCGGTGCCTGGTTTACGCTTATCAGCTTGATTCGTAGCTATTGTATCCGCCGCCTTTTTAACAAAATTCACGCTGGAGCAAAACAATGATTAAAAACGACCCAATCAATCCAGCGCATTACCAAAACCATCCATCAGGGATTGAGTGCATTGAAATATCCAAACACCTGAGCGGTTGTTTAGCCCAGGCGTTTCAATATGTGTGGCGGTGTGGTCAAAAGGATGACCCTGTTCAAGAACTTAAAAAAGCCCTTTGGTTTATTGAAGTTGAGACGCTTCTGGATAACCACCAACGCCTGAATAAAACAGACATTGCTGAAAATATTTACAAAGTCAGCAAGCACGAACCCGATACCAACAAACAGCTTGCCTTGCTAAGCATTGCATCAGCAAACACCAGCCACGACGAACGGGCTGATTATCTTTCCACCGCTATCAAAAGCATCCATAACATGATTGAAGTCATAAAAACTGGAGAACACCATGAAACGCAAAGCCCTAAAACCCATGCACCACAAACAACGCAACACCCGCTTTAATATCCGCGCACTGCAAGCCTGCAAAGCTAAGGAGATGCAATCATGATTCAACACACCAACCCACCCGACCAAACACCGCTTGATATTGCCTTGTTTGTGATCGTTTCAATCGTGATGACCGCCGTTTTTTATGGCTTTATTTTTGGTTCGCAATCATGACCACGTTCAAAGACTTAACGCCCCAACAACGCGAGCAAGCCAAAAAGAAAAGTGCCAGTTGCCACGGTACGCAACAACTGAACGGACAGCATGAAAAATTAATGGAACTGGCAAAATAAGCCTTGCAGATAAATCCAAAACTGACCAAAGCCGAATTTATCCGCACGCTTAACAGCCGAGAAATATTCTACGCTGAAAATACAATCCGCACCCTTTTAAAAAAATTGCCTTTTGCAGTTGCAGAAAAAAGAGCACCCAAAAGCCGAGGTATCCGATACATGGAAAATATGGAAAAAGGCTACCAACGCGCAACACTGGGTAAAACCTTTCATCAGGTTTTGCCTATTTATTTATCAAGACCATAGGACAACATAATGGATACTCCCATAGATGACATTTTCGGCGAATTTGACGCTGGAATTTTCAACAGCAAAATTGAGGCAAGTTTAAAACTTGTTGCCTTAGGCGTTATCAATAACGGCAAAAAAGGCAGCGTCACTATACAGCTTGACTTAGAACAAATAGGCGACAGCCACAGCGTTAAAGTTAAGCACACACTGAAATACAACAGCCCGACCAAAAACGGCAAAACTAGCGAGGAAAACACCACCAGCACACCCATGTACGTTGACAACTATGGCGTACTAACAATAAGTCCGCAATTACAGCAAGATTTGTTTGAAGCGGATAAATCCAACAATATAACCAAACTTAAGGGTATTTAATTATGGACAGAACAGCCATTGAAACCATCGCAGGCTTAGCCGTTGCGCAAGCCAACGCTAGCCGTTTGCAAGACCTAGATACATTAATACTGCCAAAGGATTACGTCTTAGCAGACCTGGAAAAATTCCAAGAAGCACCAGTACGCTTTCGCGGTAAGTTTTTCACCACGATTTTAACCGAGTTTTGCGACTATGTGACCATGCACGGTTCAGAGTACACGGCGGTTTATATAGACAACATCCAAACCACTGCCACCGCAATTATTGACCAGGGCAATCATGATGAACCGCAATGGGGTAACCACCACGCACGCTTAACATTAAGCAAAACACCTGAATACCGCGAATTGCTAGACAATAAAAACAGCCAGTTTCCTCAGCAAAAATTCATTGAATTTTTGGAGGATTGGAAAGCAAACATCACGTTTTCAATTGACGGCGTGGCGTGTCCTAACTCTGATTTTGACAAGATTATCAGAAGCCTACGCCGCGTAAAAGTGGATGCAATATCCACCCGTGAGCAAGCCGTAGGCAATCACGCGCAAAGCAGAAGCGCACTGGAAGCCGTTGAAATTAAATCAGGCAACGACACATTGCCCACTGAATTTACTTTCAAATGCCTGCCCTATGAAGGCTTTTTGCCTGTCGAATTTACCTGCCCAATCCGCAGCACTAGCGACGATAAAGGCATCAGATTTGCGTACCGCATCAATCAATTAGACGCAAACAAAGACTTAATGTCTTTAGACTTTAGAAAAAGAATTGAAACATTAATTTCTGTAAAAACACCAGAAATTAAACTGCACATTGGAACGATGGAATATCAATAACTTACCCGATGTTACCGAAAACGTTTTTCGGTAACATCATCACAACCCAGGAACGCCACCATGACAAACCATATAAAAGAAACCAGCCTAAGCCCTGAATGCCTAGACGACGTGTATAACGATGAAAACGACCTGAATATTTTTACTATTACTGACGACAGTATTTTTGTAATTGGCTGTATTGTGGGCACCGCGTTATTAATCGCCGCCATCGTTGCTATATTTTAATTGAGACCTGCCATGTCCCCATCCAAAACACCCACTACAACCCCTGATAAACTCGCTCTTGAGATCAACTTACTTAACGAGCAAGTGATCCAATCTCGCAATCAAACGCTTATCTACGCCGCCCGTGCAGGCGCGAAAATGCTTGAAGCTAAGCAATTAGTCGGGCATGGCAATTTTTTAAAATGGTTAGAGCAAAACATAACCATTACACCAGAATACGCCACTAACTACATGAAGCTGGCGAAAGAATACTCGCAATTGCTTAATGACAATACCACCAATCAATTGCCAGTCGGCTTAAACGTAACCAAAGCCATCGCCTTAATAACCGCCCCCGATGACGTAAAACAAACCGTGATGCTCAGCTTGGAGAATGGCGAAACCGTTACCGTTGCCGATATTAAAAAACTCAAACAGCAGGCGGCACAACTTGCCAACGCAAACGACATTAACGCGGAATTAGCTGAAAACCTCAACGCCAAACAAAAAGAACTCGACAGCATTGAGAACCAACTCGACGACTTGATAAAAGACGGCGGTATAGATCGGATTATTGAACAAAAAGAAACCGAAACGCAGATCATTATTGGCGAAATGGCACAACGCCAAGACCAGCTTAAAGACCAAATCTCTCGCTTAAAAAATGAGCAAGAAAAAACCATACAACAGCGCGTTGATGCTGAATTAGCCAAACGAAAAAACGACATAGCCAACCTGGAAGCGCAAAAAACCACGCTAAATCATGACTACATCAACAACGGGTTTAAATCAGCATCCATCATCTTAATTGACCAGATTCAAGCGTTTTGGACATTGATTGAACGCCACGAACAGCAGGTCGCGCAATTGGATGAAAAAACCATCTCGCACATCATCACAGCATCGAACGAAGGCAAAATGTTAAGCGCAAAGCTCGAAGACATCGCCACCCAAACGCTTGAGAACGTGCCATGAAGTCATCACAAGCAATTCGTGCAATGGCAATCTTTGACCGCTTGCCAATCGCCACAAAAAGCGCAATTTTCCAAGAAATGCTTAATCTGGGCTTGCGTATCGAACACAAAGAAACCACCTGGCACAAGCATGTACGCCAGCGCACAAAGACTGCAAAAGGTGATTTAAAACGCTACTTCAGTATGCTAACCAACTTCACACCGTCCGATGTACAGACATTTTTAGACGCTTTTTCGGAGGAAAAAACTCATGATACAAACTAGCACCTATTTTGCCCTGCTTGCAGAATTCAACAGCGCGTCGATTGAACTTGAAAAAGTAAGCCAGAAGTATTTCGGTTTAAGTAAACAGGAAGCCGCGCGGAAAGCCAACATGAAACAATTACCAATACCAGCATTTAGAATGGGAGCGCAAAAAAGCCCATGGATGATACACGCCGAAGATTTAGCCAACTTAATCGACACGCAACGCGATAAAGCAAAACGCGAATTTGACAAAATGAACGGGTAAAAAAAAATGAGAACAGACAATGAAATTGAACGCGTCTTGAACGGCGCGGCGGATTTAAAAGATCAAAGATACGCGGAAGGCATACAAGACGCTTGCCGTTATTTTTTGCGCAAAATGTCTGAAAATGAACTTTTGCAAACAAACGATTGGAATAATGATAACAAAAGCGAATATTAATCACCAACGTGTCACATCGCAACAATAAAAACTCTTAACAGACTGATTTTAAACAAGTTGTGTATTATTTTTAGTCCAATCGAGCATAGGTGCAACGCTAAATCGATTTAGCGTTGCATTTACTGGTTTTGCGTTATCGATAAAATACTTGGCTGTTTTTTGCATGATTTATTGTTGTGTATTTATTGGCTATTTTTGGGTATTTTTAATAACTGAGTGGTAATATAGTGTCACATCAAAACCAATGTGACACTTGAAATGGCAACGTTTGTTAAACGAAAGAGGTTAGACGGTTCGACAGGTTACACGGCGCGAATCAGGATAAAGCGAAACGGTGTGCTTGTCTATAAAGAGACTAAGACATTTGACAGGCAAGCGTTAGCCAAGGTATGGGCGGCTAAGCGTGAAATGGAGTTACAGGAAGCCCAGGTTTACACCGTGCAAAAGCGCGTGGTGATTAAGGATTTAATCCAGCGGTATATTGACCAGTTCGCCCACAGTTACGGGCGGTCAAAAAATTATGATATTAACAGGCTGTTGAATTACCCGATTGCTGAACTGGATGCTTATGACTTACAGGCTAAGGACATTATTCAGCATTGCATCATGCGTAACCAACAAGCCAAGCCTCAAACAGTTTTAAACGACGTAATCTGGTTACGGACTATTATGCGCACCATGCGAGACGTTGAAGCGCACAGCTACCGCCTGGATTGTTTTGACGCGGCGAACGATGTGCTGAAGCGTGAAAAGTTAATAGCCAAATCACGGCGGCGTGATCGTAGACCAACACCCGCCGAGCTTTGGAAGTTATCGCGATATTTTGCCAAACAAAAAAGCACGATTCCCATGCTACATATCATGTGGTTTGCGATTTATTCGGCACGCCGTGACAGCGAGATAACGCGGCTTGAGTGGGCGGATAATAACGATGCTAAGCAAACAGGCATGGTGAAAGATTTAAAGCACCCTACGCACAAAGACGGCAACCACAAGCGGTTTAAATACCCTGCCAGTGCATGGAAGATTGTGCAGAAACAACCGAGAACGGGAACCCTTATTTTCCCCTACAACCCTCGCACCATCAGCACTTATTTTGCCAATGCCTGCAAGATGCTTGATATTCCAGGATTGACACTGCATGACCTACGCCATGAGGCAGTAAGTCGGTTATTTGAAAAAGGCTTGAGAATCGAGCAAGTGCAGTTAATCAGCTTACACGAAAACTGGCAGACGCTGAGGCGTTATACGAATTTAAAACCAGAGGACTTAGAGATATGAATAATAATAATAATAAATTTGATTTTATTATACCTGCCAAAGAATTTACACCCGAGCATGATAAACGAAGAAACAAAGACGACACAGATATTGAGACTGCTTATGAATATGTTGTATCAGTAAAAGAAACAGCCGATATAAAAAATAAAGGTGAATATTTATGGTACGGGTGGGCATTGAGAGAGGCTTTTCTTGCTGGAATGAGCCACGAAAAAAAGAAGCACGAAAATATCTAAACTGGCAGACGTTGAGGCGTTACACGAATTTAAAACCTGAGGATTTAGAGATTTGAAAACTATACTTATTATTGTGCTTTGCTTATTTTTTATTTTTTGGGTGTCAATGGTTCGCAAAGAAAATAAATTAGAAATTCAACGGCTTAAAATGGAAAATCAAGCAATGATTGATAAATGTATCAGTCGTGGAATCAAACAATATATAGACCTTGGCAGCTATCCTGTTTTAACCACGACAGGAAAACGCACTGAAGACTTAGTTATCAAAGCCTGTAATCGTGACGTTGCAACTTTTGGCAGTGAGGATGAAAAATAAATTTTGACACTGCCGCCCATCGAGCCTATGATTAAACCACTGCCAACATTGGTGGTCGGGATTGGCATCCTGAATGTCGCGGCATAGCCGCATTCGAGCGGTTTTTTTGTGCCTATAGCTTTACCTTTCATTATGATGGGCTGAGCGGGGGAGCGGAAACGCTCGCTGGACGCGACTCCAGTATGCCAACCTCGTTCAGTCTATCTCCCAATGATTGGCATCGTTCGGAGATTGGTTTTAAACTTTATCCGAGTCGCAATCATGAATACTCAAATTCCTAGCGCAACCGCGCCTACCGTTTTTCAATTCAATCAGAATTATCAAGTTCGCGTTATCATCATCGACAATGAGCCTTGGTTTTGCCTGCGTGATGTTTGCAAGATTCTTGACCTTGACCAGAACCGCCCAGTTAGCCGTTTTCAAATGGATGACAAAGGGGTAGAAAAATATGCTACCCCCTCGAATGGCGGCAACCAAGAAATGATATTTATCTCCGAACCCAACCTTTACCGCGTCATTTTTCGCAGTAACAAAACTGAAGCCAAGCAGTTTCAAAATTGGGTCTTTAATGACGTATTACCTAGCATCCGTAAAAATGGCTACTACCACAAAACCGACAAGCATGACTTAATCACAGCCAAACAAAAAGAACAACTTTACCAAGCCTGTCGAGACGCATGTTTCCTCATGCCACGCAGTCAAAGCGCGATAGTCTGGCTAGTCAACGGTTTGCGTGGCATTTATCAGATTGACAGCCTGGAGTACCTGCCAGCCAAACACTTTGACGCGGCGTTATTGCACATCAAAAGTAAAAAAGACGATGTAGCTAGTTTTACGGACGGGCTAATAGATGTGCAAGAATTGTTTTGCAAAACCGTTTTAGGCGATAACGTCCCGTTCACAGGCGTACTAAAACGCAAATTCTTTGAACGCTTTAATCTAAAATTAGTTGGTAAAGTGGACTGGCAAGACATCATTAAACAACTCGACGAAAAAAACACAGCTGTTTAAACAACAATCTCACTCAACGCTAAATCAGGCGCAACGGATTCTATCAATCCGTTGCGCACATAATATTTAAGCCCTACCGTACCATTACCCCGCGCTGTTATTACCCCGCCATCTAACAAAGTTAAGATCGATTTGCCATCAAAACTTGAGACCAATTCGCCAACTAGCAAAGGTTGCGCGGGTAATAAATTCAGCAGTTTTGAGTAGGGGTTCGTTGTGTTTTCACCTACGCCTATGGTTTGTCTTACTTTGCCCAGTTCGACGCTTATCGCTACGCTGTTGATGATTGCCCGTTCGCTGTTGGCTTCCAGTAACCAGCCGATTCTAGCCAGTGGAAAATCACCACCCAGCCAAGTTGTTAGGCTTGTGGTTACAGGCTGTGTGCTATGCCCTGCCAGTATTCTTTCGCCTAACGCACGCGCGGCGGTCACATCGGTTATCAGTGCATTGCTTTCTGTCGGAGCCAATACATCGCCAGCCGTGCCATTTAATCGACACCATGCCAGCACGCCGTTTTGATCGCCATGTACATACACGGCATTAATAGGTGACTGGGTGCGAGATTCTACGCCGATGGATTCAATAGCATCGTCAGGAATGACCAGATCGGCATCAATGCCAGGCGTGTAGTAATTCCAAGGCAGGGTTGGATAACGTGGCTGGATTGTTAAAACTTGCTCGTTTGGACTGGGTAACAGCACCGCGCCTATGTCTTGCGCAAGTTTTGCCAACGCTTGCAGGCGTGTTTGTTGGGTGTAGCTGTAAGTGTTGGCAGGGATAAGCCAGGGCGTTGCGCATTGCCAATCGATAGACCAGCCAAAAGGCAATAAAGAGTCGGCTATTTGTTGCACTGTCATATCACTGCCAGCGGTGTAACTGGATAACATTTGATAAGGCGCACCTAATAGCGCGGATAATGACCGCCCTTGTAGCGTTATGTCAGTTTGTGCAAAACGACGGGTTTCAGGGATTTTTTCGACTAAAACAATCCAGTTGTGACCATTGATCGTGATCGATAGCTGAATAGGCGTGTCGTTATTCATAATCACCAATGACAGCGCGTTTTTATCAGCTAATACGCCGCTAAATGACCAACAGAACGCATCAACATCGTAATTCAGACTGATTTTTGACAGTGGCACAGGATGATTGCCAATCACGGTTTTAACCTCAATGACGTGTTGCACGGTGTATGCCTCTTTTGTGGGAATGGTGATGGTAACGTGATCGGGCGGTTGTGGTTCTGGCGGTGGACGTGGTCTATCAATGTGTGGGCTTTTCCCAAACGGCGGCGGTTTGGCTTGTTGCTTCAGATCGCAAAACCGTTTGGATAAAAACAGGCTGTAAGGCGTATTGATGCACAGTTTGACCAGTTGTTGTAATGCTTGCTGCTTGTTGTCGTGAGTTTGTGTAGTGATAAATTCCAGCACATCTTGCACAGATTGAATGCTGTTACTGAGTAGCACGCCGTCTTGCTCAGTAAAGCAAAAATGGCGATTGATTAGCACACTGATATTCAGCAAGCTACAGAATCGCTGGATTAATAACGCGGCTTGTTGTTGCGCTGTGTGATGCTCAATGCGCGTTAATGCCATTTGCTGCAAGTCAGAGACCGTATCGACAATGATTAACTGCCCGTTTTGATGTTCACAGAGTACGCTTGCGCTGTTGAATTGCGCTTGTTGAGTGATGATATGTAGATTATCAGTAACAGCCTGCCCCTGTTCGTAGTTAATGAGTGCGCTGGCTGTTAATTTTCGCAGAATGTTTACATCAAATTCGCACTCAGCAGAACCTACCGCGTCATCTAAAACGACGCTGGCAGTGCAATATAGCCCAGGTTGTCTGAATTCAAATGTGAGGCTTGGGCGGTAGTGGATTGGCTGGAAAGTGAACGTGAGCATTTAAGCAGCTTCAAAAAAACCTGTGAGAGAGATTGTGTAGCCGTTTGCCAGCGTTGCTGGAGCTGTTGATGTCACACCTGTAGCTGTAACAATTGACGATACGATAGTCTGATACTGTACACGCATTGCAGCTGTGTCTATATACACGACAATAAGCGGGTATGATGTACCACCAGACCCAGCCCTAAAATGCCCATTACCAACGGGGGAAAATGCCGCTCGTGATTGTGGCGAGATAGGATAGGGTATATTTAGAGTCCCGCTAAGTACCGTCGATGTTCCGCAGGTTATATCAAGAGAGAAAAACACCGTTTTACTAAGTGGGTCTTCATAATATTTGCCCGCCATTGTGCCATTGCCAAGCGTAAACCCAGAAATAGTAGGAGTCCATGCACTCCAAGCGGCTTTTGCACTGACACCCGTGCCACCATTGGCAATTGGCAAAACACCAATTTTTGATTTTATCGTTGTGCTAGTTTCATCACCTGTATTTGTTCCAGACGTACCTGCCAAAAGTGATTTTTCAGCAGCCGTCATATACTTTTTATTACTGGTTTCTGGAATATCATCAGTTGTGGCAGTAATATCCCCCGTGCGTCCAAATACAGACAATACGCGGTCGGTATAATCTTCTTTTAACCAGTTGCCAGCGTAAACGGTTGTACTTGCGCTGTTGACAATGCAGTTGATACGGTCAGTAATATCAAACGCCACGCCGTCAACTGTACCCGCTACCGAAACCGAGTACACATAGCCTTTTTGCGCACCGCTTGGGAATGTACCCGCGCTTGCATCCCAGCCGCCCATATAGCGCATTGCTGAATTGAGGGATGAAACATCAGTTTGTAGCGTTTCAATTTCTGCTTTTGCCGAATTTAACGCAGCTTTGATATACAAGACATTTGAGCGCACCGACGCGGTTGTGGGATTGCCCTCTTCGGGTTTGGATGAATCGATTAGAGATGTATCAATACTTGAAGTCATGTTTTAAGTCCAATTTGCTATTTTAGAATCCCAGATCGACTTGCCACCATCCCACACCAAGCCGCCGCCCCATGATTCAGGTGTGAGCGTCATATAACATTGAATAGCAGGCTGTGATAACTCAACACATAACCAAGCGTCGGTTACGCCGTTATCATCGCAATAATTACCTGCTACCGTTGCCCATGTTGGCTCACTTGATCCGCTGGTGACTGCATTAATGCACTGGTAATAATAAGGCGTGGTAATCACATCAGCAGGAAAAACCAGATCGCCAACGCTATACGCGTGCATGGATCGGTAGCGTTCGCCTTGATTGGGTATGACGACGACATAAACAGGGTCGTTTGAAAGGCATGGAATATCGGCAGTGGGTGACGTGGTAATAATTTCACCTACCAGCACGCCATCACTGAGCCTGTGCGCACGGCAGGTAAATGAAACCGCAGGGATTTCATCGATAATGGTTAGTGTATTGACCATACTACATTATGGTTTTTTTAACGTTGTCATTAACAATATTAATCATTTCTTTAGTTTTTTGAAAAGGATGCTTATTGTTGTATGCGGACGATGGTAAAGTTGCAATATCAGCAATAATCGCAACTGGAGTTAATGTGGTAGCAATAGCTGCCTTTAATAATTTAATCATCGGTTAATCCTATTTTTGAATTTCACATGGAATATAGGTAAAAACATACCCGTAATTCGGATTGATTGCATAACACACGCCGCGCCGTGGGTCTTTTCCGTACTTAATACCGTCCATGAATATTTTAATATCTTGTCCAGGTTGTCTAGCTTCTACTAAGCCTAAAATAGGTGCGAATACAGCAAATAAAGCTATCAAAACAATAAAGATACAAAGAATTTTATCAATAGTCATCAAGCATTCCCCTCAACAATCTCAGCACTCAGAATGCGCACAATACCACCCGCCAGCGCGTCCAATTTATTGAATTTAAAAAACTCGCTACTACCCGCAAGCCCCGCGCTACCATCGCCGATGAAATTACCATCGCCATCAACCAATCGACCAAAGGCAATAATGCCCGTGTTATTCGCCGTCAAATCTGGATTAATGACAGCAAAAGTCAGTTTTCCAGCCGATACAGACCCGCACGGCTTTGATAACTGACATTCAGCAATCAAAACTTGCGTCGTAATCGCCGCCCCTGTTGTGGCTGGCAACGGTAACGTGTAAAACAGGATTGAACCCGCATCGCTTGCCGAATCAATCTGGTTTTTTAGTGCTTCGGAGCGTGCGTTACGAACGGCGGTTGATAGGGTTAGTTTTGCAGTCATACGCTATCTACGTCGCCCCTCAGCTCTAAGCAAAACCCATAATCTGTATCAGTCGGGTCGCCTTGCCCTATCGATTGCACCACCCAAAGCGGAGCTTTTGCGGCGTAGGTATTAAAACGTAACACATTGCCAGCACTCCAACCAGCACCCCATCCCGCCGCGTCTAGCGTAAAATATGGGTCGTTGTTGCCTGGATTAATCGGTTCTAAATCGGTAGCGATTGAATGCCCTGATACGATTTGTCCGACGTGTTCGCCAACCACATTAAATGTGGAGCTGGTAACAAAAATAATTGCCCAACGTTGTTCAATCGCACCTAGATTTGTGACTGTGATCGGATGCACTGCATGGTTGTATTCGGCTGGTACGGTGTTGCCATAGGCATAATCTAACCAAGTATTAACCCAGGTTTGTTGATCGAATGGCGTTGAGGTGTAGGCGAATAAATCACCATAAACCACGGCATTTGATACAAGCGTAGACGTGGCTGGAAAGTCATGAGATAGCGGTTCTGATAACTTAACTTTGCCCGTGATTTCTACATCGGCAACCACCGCCATGTCCTCAATTCTATCTGTGATTGTGAGCGGTTGTGACACACCCGACAAATCCCCCCATGTAATAACGCCTGTATCCAAATCCACCGACCATTTAGCGGCGTTTAACAGCGTACCGCCCAAATCTTTAACCGTCACCTTTGCCAAACGTACCCGCCCCAAGTTGGTTGTTGTACTGCTTGTGTATGTGCCTGTATGCGTTTGATCGTTTAACACTACAACGACATCACCTTTTCGATACACGGGTATGCGACCGTCAACAGGTAAACGGACCGAATCCAGCCCTAAAATATCTTTATCGAGCGGAATGAAAGTAAATGAGACGGCGTTATAAACGATAGTACTGGCTAGTACAGGCTTTGGTTCAAATATTTGACCTGATACGACATTATCAGGGTCGTACCAAGGCTGTGACTCATTACCCGCCGCTGTGACCATTTTGCCAAACCGCACTTTAACAACGCCCGTTTCCTGATTGATTTCGCCAAACATTTCATTTGTGCTAATCACACCCGCTTCATTTGCCGTGGCGGTGACCTGATCGCCACCGTGTAATTGCACAGCGCGGATACTGAAAGACGATGGTTTGATCGGAGCAACGGCGGTTCTGAAAGTAACCGCGTCAACAGGGTTAAAATTGGCTGTGCTTAATGCAGATAACACCGTAAACGTGTAGATATTGTTTATCAGTGAATAACCCGTGATGTTACAAATGCCCGTGCCATAATCAATCGTGCCTGAATAAGTACCTGCCCCTGTCGTTGGGTTAATGTCCGAAAACAACGACCCCGCGCGGTCTACATAACGTTTGTTACCAAAATCAAACATCACACTACCAGGCACAATCGTGTCGTTACTACCAGGCGTTAAATCAACAATGGCAGCGTTGTATTGCAGGGTTTCTGTTGCAGCGGTTAACGCCGCGCCGCTGGTGATACGGTAACGCACGATAAAAGCAGTTGGATTGCCCAGATCGGCATTTTTATCGATATAACCTGCAAAATTTGCGGCTAAAACACTGACACCGTTTGGCTTCCATTTATTGTACAACGGCATTTTTAACGGCAAATCAATTGACCAATCAAACGCTACAATACCCGTGGTGTAGTTGACCGTTGCACTACGCCCACCGACAAAACCACCCGCCGCGTTATCGCGGTCGGCTTGTTGTTGCGTACCGCTGGCAATTACAGGTAATTCTGCATAAGTCCCTGGAGGCAAACTAGTTGGAACAGACGACCCCCAAGGCACTGCCCATTCGACAGATAACGAACCCGCAACTATATCCGTATCGCCTAAATTTAACTCGACGTTATTACCCGTCATGTCAAAACCCGTGAGCGTTTTGGTGACGACCGCCGCACCCGTACCCGTTGCACCGTAGTTATAAGCAAACGTAAATACCGTCCCAACTGGGATAATATTGGACGGCGTAAACGTCACCAGACCTGTAGACACGTTTAAATTGCCCGTGCCAAAACCTGTTAAAACACCCGCAGAATTACTGCCAATGTGACGTGTGACAGCGGCGTTTTCTTCAAACCAGCTAATATCAAATGACGCAGGGTCTATGCCTGTATGCGCAAGCTGTTTAGTGATGATGTGCTTGCCCGTGATCGCCGCGCCGCCGCTATCGACAGCACGATTGATGTAATCGACTTTTTTACCCCAGGCAAAAATAATTTCGGAGCCAACATCTGGCAACGCCGCAAAAGTGACACTGACAGAACCCGTTGTGTAATTAACTGAACCTGTACCAATACCTGCCACTTGTCCCAATAATGCACCCGTGCCGTTATCGCGTAGCTCATACCAGCTTGCCATCGCCATGTATGACACGGACAACGCCCCAGGTTGTGGCGGTGGGTCTATATTCAGTGTCCAAACAAACGAGCGGTTATTGTCAGTGACTTTTATCGAGCTGGTATCGGCAATGACTAAAGGAGCGACAGCAGGCATATAGGTTGCTGAACCCGCATAAAACGAGCTTAAAAAAGTAATTACACCGCTCATGTAATCAATCACGCCAATTTTCGCGGTCGTGGCATCTAACACATAGCCGCCCACGTCATGATAAGCGTTACCAAAATGGTCGGTTAATGCCAGCGTGCCAGGCGTGCAACTGCTACCCAAATACAACTCTAAAAGTTGCTGTTGAATATTAATAGTGACGTTACCGCTGGCAGAATGAATTAACGGTGCGGCGTTGCTACCTGCACTCAGATCAATCAATGGCGTTTGACTTTGGGAACTTGGCACGACTTGCGAATACACGGTGTCAACCATTACGTTTATATCGCCAATTTCACCAGCTACCGCTAACGGACGCGCGGAATAATAACGGGCGGCGTTGGCAACCGTGGTTTTATAAATCGACGTGGGCGGCGTAGTGGTATCAAAACGGGTTATTTCAATCCCTGAAAAATCCATTTCAAGAGGCGATGAAATTTCAAACACGACAATACGCCGTGTAAATTGCCCTTGGGTGTCGGTAAAAGTTTGCAGAGTTGATGATACGTTTGAAATTCTGATAAATTGCTGTAGCTCACTAGGATATTTAACCAATACCAACACATCGCCAGCGGAGGGTATCTGTGCGCTTTCACCTTGAAAAACGGTAATGACTTGCGCACCCGCGTATTGCGTACCCCATAAATAAGCAGGGTACTTTCCACCTTGCGCACGGTAGTTTTCAATCCGATTAGCCGCATCAACCCGCTTATCAAAGTGATCGCCTGTTTTAAAAAGATTAACACCTATTTTTGTATCGCCAGGCAATTTAACAATATTAACGTGTGATCCATAAAATTTAGCGTCATCTTGCGTGCGCACCGCAGGAAAAACTTTGCGTAAATTGACCGCTCCATAAGTTCTATCCAGCGTTGAAATATCATCAAACATATTATTTGATTGACCATCAATAACGATATTTTCAGTGGCCGCGCCGCCGCCTTCGTCCGTATCGTTCATGTTTTCGGAGGATAGAATCACCAAATCGCCAGCTAATATACTCATTATTTAATTACTCCTAGCTCTTTTTTTTCATCCTCTTTCAAAAAAGCCCTATTTTTAAAAATAAAATGCGCTACGCTGTAGGCTTCTTTTTTTGAACAATACGAGTACATTTTTTTCCATTGAACAGCAATTTTTTGAATACTCATTTTTTCATTCCTTTAGTGTCTACGCCTTTGGTTTTTTCATAAGTTCTCATACCACCTAAGCCTAACAAGCCCATTAAAATGTCTGTAGAAACACCACTATCAATAGGCTGTAACGGCGGCAATCCAAAACAGGACGCTATCCAGCTTAATAACGATATACCTAATCCGCTGTAAAAAAGACTCCGCACACCCACCCACATTGCAGCAGGACGGGCAGCAGCAACAAACCAGTGCGGATTAGCGGCTTCAACTTCATTGATTTTCAATTGAGCAAAAATCAAGGCATACTGATTCTGCATTTCAGTAAGCGCGGCGGTTATTTTCCCCTGCTTTTCAATATTGGCATCGGGTGCAATCTTGTTGGCAATGGTTGTAATTAAATTACTTCCAGCGGCTATTGCGTCATCAATTCCAAACATGGCAACCTCAAATCGTTAAAAGTTTAATGGTGGCGTGGTAATAATCAGAATCATCCATAATTTGATAATCGACGACTGGCTTGGCATCAATCGGTTTGTCCTCATGACGAAAAATCACGCTAAAGGTCCGACCGTCTTGTAATGTGAGTGTCATTGCAGTAGTTGTTGACAACAATGCAAACAGTGCATCAACAACCGACTTTAAAACAAATACAGGCTCAGAACCTTCGGATAAGGTGATCGGTCTACCGCCTGTTTTTTGCGCGGTTTCGACAACCAACGCACCCGACAAACTACGCGCTTGATGCTGTTCTGTGGGTGTCCAGTCAAACTCATCAACCCAAACCAAATCGAGCGGTAAATTCACGCTATCTAACGTTAAAACCGTCACCACATACCCCCTGAATCTTCTAATACATCATCAATTACGCTTAAATCTTTGGGTTCAAAGTCTTGGCATTCATTCGCACTGTTACCCTGTCCGTATATGATTTTTTCGTTATATTTATGCAATGTGCCAAAAATGCACAATGCACGGCTTTGACAAATCATATTATTGCAATGCAAAGGCTTATCATTCTGGTTTGACATCTTGTGACGCTCTTAAGTTAAAACCATGTTCAAAGCCATCCATAAAAATCTGAATGGTATCGGCATTTTTATAAATACCAGGGCGTGCGTTGAAATAATCACGCACCGCCTTTTCGCGTGCATTGCCATATTTCATTTTTTCTACATCAATCTGTAAATCTGCCATTTTCTGCACTTTTTTTTAAATTGCACAAAAAGAACAACCGTTAAAAAGGTCGTCTTGGTTTTTGTTGTGGCGGATAATCCCTGATTTGGAAGTCCAAACAGATTTGCCCGTTTCATTTTCCAAAGCTTGAACGATTTTGTAATGTTTGCGCCCTGTTGCATCCATATTAAAATTTTGTTGTTTGTTAGTGTCAGCCGATGCTAAGCATGGAAAACAACCTACGCGTTTAGAACCCATCTTATAAAGTGGATTTTGTTCACCATTCAAAAAATCAAACACATCAAATTCCGACCAGTCTAAAATCGGCAATCGAAAATAAACGCCCATTTTGTGCAAATATTTTGGAAAAGATGACCCAAACTCATGAGGTGGATAAATGTCAGTGCTTACATTTTCAGCATAGTTTTTAGCGCGTGCTGTCGATTCGCCTGAACGCATACCCAGCCACACTTGAAAGCCGCCCTGACGTTCTGCTAAATCTTTGTAAAAATCTTTGCTGGGTTTAATCTTAAGTCTGTCAGTACACATCCTAAATCGTGACGTTGGGAACTGACCGAATTGACTAACAATGGCAGGCACACTACCCGCACACACGCGCATAATTGAAACCTGATAAAGATCGCGGATCGTTTCAATATGCTCATAAGTCAACGGGTGTTCAAATTGTGTGTCACAAAACAAACCAATAATTTCATCAGGTTGATAGGACTGCAACGCAAGCTTTAAACAGGCTTGGCTGTCTTTTCCACCAGACACGGGAACCACTATTTTTATCATCAGTTATGCCTATGATGTGCTTTGACTTCTTTGTAGTATTTTTCACGGTGTGCCAAGACAGCAAAAATACAAACCGCCGCTAAAAATCCGATGAAAATCAAGAGTGTTATCATGGTTTTAACAATGCCCAGTATTTGTTAAAACACTCAACACGGTTATCAAGTCCAATTAAACCCGCGTTGACGCGACGGGTAACACCCACAACCGCGTCTTTATTGCTACCGACTAAACACCACTTCCAAAGCTGGTTATCATCAAAAAACCACGCTGCACTTGATAGCGGATAATGGGCTAATACTTCAGGTTCGGTAAATTCGTCTAAGCCAATCGATTTAAAAAACCGTTGGTAATTGGCACGCCCTGTAATCTGGATAAAACCACGTCCACGATAACGCCAGCCATCGCCTGTTAATTCGTTGCCATTGCCCAGGCGATTGGCATACACGCGGTTAGCAATGGATTCTGGTTTATGGGCAAAATCATTCGGGTTTACGGTTCTAAAATACTTGCTAAAAATCCTCATGAGATTCTCAGCAGAATAATTCAGGTTTTCGACGGTGTGCTGAAAGCCGCCGCTTTCGTGATCGCATTGCGCTAACAAATGTGCTAGTTCCAGCGGCTTAAGATCGTAACGCGCGATAATCTGAGTGACTTCTAAATGAATCGCGGCGGGGATGATGTGTTTGATTTTTTCTAGCATTTTAATTTGTCCTCGTTACGCCGCTCACAGTGTTAAGCGCGTCAAAAAGTTTTGCAAGATTGGGATCTGACGAATGCGCTATTGCGCTATTGCCATCTGGAGCGACAAATTTAACCGTAGTCATTTGCCCTGGTCGTGACGCGCTGGCAGTTGGAGCCGACAGTGTGGGCGGTGAAAAATTTTGTGGTGTCAGTGATGGAAACGACGGCGCGGATAACACGGGCGGCGCGGCGCGGGTAATTCGTGGTGCTTCGGGTGTGGGTATAGTGCGAGACACTGTGTCTGCATTTTGACTATCTTCAAGCGCAATTTGCGCTTGCGCACGAGCTTCAAACGATAGTTTTTCATTACCGACGGTTTTTAAATTTTTCCATTTGGACATGTATTCATCACGCCATTCCATGGGCAAATTATTTTTACGCAAATACTCACCAACATTATTGGCAAAATTGCGCTTTACTATAGCTTCATCATTACCCATTGTTGTCATACCCGCTGTCATTGACATAACGACCTGATTTAATGGATCATCAAACCAATCAAACGCTTTTTTCTTTGCCTGATCTTTTAACCCTTTAATCTTATCTAGCAATCTATTTTGACTATTTCTGGTATCAGCACCTGCGTCATAGCTTGTACTAACTGCTTTTCGCGATTCTTTAGCATCGTTTTTGTGCATTTGATCGTAGCCAAAATACTCAAACCCGTCTCTGGATGTAACTGCCCCATGTGAGTCGAACGACTCAGAAATGCCATATGAGTTAGCACTATAAACACTACCATCAGGCTTTTTGACTGTAATCCGATTAATTTTGTATTTATCATAATCATCATCACCACCGACCAGACCACCCGTAGCGTAGTAATTTTGTGGCTTAACACCGCCGTAATTGATGGCATCAAATGCACCCGCCCCGTGCTTTGCTACTACATCGGCTTTAATAATATATTCACCGTTTGAAACCATTGCTGGGATTTCGTCCGATGTGCCTGTACCTTTGCCACTGATTAAACCGCCTGTAGCGTGCGCGGGTGCATCATTGACAATTTGTTGGTGGATGGTGTGAACGCTGGATGTGGGTTGTTTAATGCGAGCTATTGCGTCATCAACCGCTTTTGTATCTGCATTGATTTTTAAGGAATGCTTTTGCTGTAGTTCGGTATTAAGATTTTCAATAATTGTTTTAACATTTTCTAAAGCTGTTTTAGCATCCTCGGCGGTACTTTTTACTTCTGTTAATCGTTGCGCATTAGAAGTACGCGCTTTGTCATTAACTTTTAATATTTCACCTTGTGCCTTGTCAGTGATTTTTAATGTTTCATCAATATCACTTTGAGAAACCTTTACATAAAGTTCATGCCGTTTGTCTAAGCCTTTTTTATGTATTTCGTTTAGCTTTCCTGTTTCTTCAACTAAATAACTCTTTTGCAGGGTTGCAACATTTTTACCTTGCTCTAATATTTCAACATTTAACCGATTAGCAGCTTCAAGATCGCCTAGCGCAATTGCCTTTTTTTGTTCAGAAACAAGGCTATTTAATCGAACCTTTTCATTTTCAATTTTTTCATAATCACCTTTACCAACTTGGTCTAAATTAAATTTAAACGTGGCATAACTTGTTTCAATCCCGCGCCGTTCATCATCTAATTTTTTTGAATTACCCGCCAGCCTCACCTCTTCACTAATCATGCTATTAATAACAGCTTCATAGTTTTTTGCTTGCGCGTTATAAACAACTAGCTTTTCTTGCAATGATTCTTTATCAAGATTATTCCGAGCAATTGAATTTTCTTTAGTTTTGGCAATTTCAGAAGAAAATACTTCATCAATCGCGGCTATCTTTCCTTTACTCGTTTGCTGAATTATCAGCAATTGCGCATCATTACTGGCTTTGACCGCTTGCGTTATCAGTAATTCTTTTTCAAGCTCACTAATCGCCAGCAATGAAATATCAGCTTTACGCTGTTCTAACGCCGCTTTTTGTTCGGCTGTTTGTCTAGCCGTTTCAGCATCAGTAATAGCACCAACTTCCTTAATACTATCTTCAATAGCTTTTAATTTTGACCTTTCCGCCGCAATACTTTTTTTAGTCCGCGCTTCAACGGCTGCACTGGAAGAAATATCTATTTGTTGCTCAACAGCAGACTGTTTAGCTTGATACGCATTTAACCGAATTTCATCATCTGCTAGTTGCTTGCTTTCATACAGTGATAGCTTTTCACCAGCATGTAATTTAGCTTTTAACCGCTCAGCATTATTGCCCAGTAAAACAATATTAGTTTGGGTTTCTGACAAAACCGTTTTTAATTGCTCAATAGGCACTTTTGTAGCATCGAAGTTTTTGATTAACTCAATGTCTTTTTGATTTAATAAATCAATTTTTTTTCCAGTCAAATCAAGATCATCAAGCAAGGCTTGACGCTTGCCAGCGTTACCCCAAAGATTAGCGACATTGGAAAAACTGAACTCTTCCAGCTTGGCTATTTTCGCGTGTAATTCATCAGTGTCCTGTTTGGCTTTATCTAAACCCAGTTTTACTTCATTTTCTGATAATCCTTTAATTTGATCGTTAATCAAGCCAAGACGTTGTTCTAAGAGCTTTGCTTTTTCTTCGGCTTTGGCTTCTGCATCTGTCACTTTATTTAACACTTCATACAGCGCATAAAGCCCAATCACAGATGCACCAAATCCACCACCTACAAATGCAGTTGCAGACTTAAATGCCTGCCCTAATCGATTCATGGCGACACCGCTTTGATTCAATGCGACGTTCAGTGCATTTTGCGCGGCGGTTTGTGCAATGGCAGAATTAACGACCAGGTGATTAGTTTTTATTTGCGCAGCGGTCGCGGCGGTAACTTGCTCAGTGACGGCGGCAGCTTGCTTTCCTAACGCGGCGGTTGTGGCTAATGAAGCAGCTCTAACACGCTCAGCAGCCGCAAGCTCTTGGGTGGATTGTGCGAGCAGGTATTGTATTGTTGTGGTTTGTACCGTTGCGCTCATTGCCGCGATTTCAGATCGGGTTCGGGCAATGGTTGCATTAGCAACGGCTATAGTAGCGGCTTCTGCTCTAATGTCGGCTTGCACCAGCGCAAGATTGGATTTTATTAATTCAGTATTGGCGGCGGCATCGGCTAACTTGGCTTGTGCCGTTGCCAGAAACGCGGTTTTTGTGGCAACGCGCTTTTCAGCCGCTTCAACCGTTGCAGCAATACTGGCTTTTTCTGCCACTATGCCCTCATACACAGACTTTGTATAAGTAGCGATACCCGCAGCGGCTTTGCCTGCCATTGTTGCGGCGATTAAACCTAAAGTTTGAACAATGGTATCGCCATTGTCTTTCAGCCAGCCATAAGTTGATTTGCCAATATCAACAGCACCCATCACACCTGAAGCAATCGGCTTTTCTAGTGCTTTTGCCATTTCTATAAATGAATTGGCAATATCGGCATAGGTTGCTGTAATCGTACCGCCTGCCCTTTGTGCAGCACCCTCATAATTCTGCAAGGCTACAACAAACTTTTTACCAAACTCTTCACTGGTTAGCGTGCCAGTGGCGATTAGTTCTCTTAACTGCCCAACTGTTAAACCAAAAGCATCGGCAATTTTGTTTGCAAGACCTGGCATAGGTTCAACGACCTGCCTAAAATCCTGCATATTGACTATACCCGTGCCTAATGCCTGACTTAAACCATAAACAGACTGCCCCATCTGAACATTAGAAGCCCCTGTTTTAGACGCTACGTTACTAAAACCCTCTAATAATTGGATAGACTGCTGACGGGTTACAATACCGCTTTGCTCTAACGATAAAAAAGCCCCTAAAGAGCTTGCTAAATCGATATAACTTTTATGGTGACGGTGTGCCAGATCGGTTAAATAGGCTTCTGTATTTGCGTAGTCTTGTGAAGAGGTCGTTAAACCCGATAATCTGATTCGTAAATCTTGAATGGTTTGAGTGGTTTCTATTAATTTATTGCCAAATGAGACAACAGCACCCACAGCAAATACACTGGCAATCGTGGCTTGAATATCAGCAAAGGTTCGGTTAATAATACTTTGCAAACCCGTCGCACTTTTACCAACATCTTCAATATTTTTTTTAGCAGAATTAGTTAACGCACTACCGCCAGGCGTATTCAAATTAGATTTTAAGCGGTTTAATTCAGCAGAAGCCCGTTTTATTTCATCTTCAGCTTTTTTAATCTCATTAGCTAAACTTTCTCCTAATGCACCGCTTTTCCCACTGGCAGCTTGCTTTAATTTAAGTAGTTCTTCAACAGCGCGTTTAATTTCAGCTTCTGCTTGTTTTAACTTAGCGGTCAGATCATCAGTTAATCCGTCAGATACTTTTCCACTGGCAGTTTTTTTGAAGTTTTCAAGACTTTGTTGCGCGTTAGATATACCCGCTTTTAACCCATCGGCTAAAAGGGTTAATGTAAGTTCGAGTTTATTTTGACCAGCCATTACTTTTCCTTAAATAAATCTTGCACGGTTTGAAAAAACTGCCAGCCATAGTCCCAGCAATTGATGTGATGGTGTGAGATAAGGGCAGCACAGGTCGTGTTTAATTCCCTTTCTTGGCTTGATAAGTATTTGTGATCGTTGATGCTGGTGACGTTGGTATTTATGTTTGGGTCTTTACGTTTGAAAAAGCTGTTGTTGATTTCTAAAAACGTGTTTTGAATCAAGTCCATTTCAGTATCCAGGACATCACCTGTAATCATGAGTAAGCCGCTTATTTTCCAGTAGCTGTCCCAAATCTCTTGTTGCACTTCCATGAATTTGACATCGCCAGCGTGGTACTTTGCATAAACCAACGCATTTTTAAAAACAGCGGGCGTGATTTCTTTGATTAAGACTTCGCTGTTTTTAAGAATGAGGTTAAGTTCGGAGCGCATTATATTTTTTGAAAAGATATTTTTGAACCAATACCGCAAACAATAAATAACGGCGTTTCTATAAGCCAACGATTTGAAATAACAGTTATTTCAAGAAACAATATTTTAAAATAAAAATTTTTCATTATTTTTTTTCAAAAAAAAAACCCGCCGTTAAGCGGGTTAATGGGTGGGTGGCAGGGTTAGAAACTTTGAACAGTAAACGGCGTTGTTGCACCAGGCAATAATTCGGCACGACCTTTCATAGAGAATTTTGAGAAGTCATTCCCCATAAAATCCAGCGCAGAATCGGAGGTTAATAATGCGCGGTCAATCGTGATAATCAATGCAGTGTTATCGACCAGGTTACGACCGTCTAACTGTAACCATGTTTTGATTTGCGAAACAGTTGAACCGTTAACTTGATAACCACTGATTGCACCATGCGCATAAGTGACTTTGATTGCTTGCGCGTCGGTAATGGTTGCCTTGGCTTCAATCAAACCCAGTAAATAATTGATTTCGTAATCAGTTCCCTCAACATAAGTGACCGTTGCACCTGTGTTAGTGACTACAACAGAATCAGCAGTGATGTTTTTGTGAGCCAATGGTACGAATGTGTTGAGTTTTGCGGTAACGTCTTCGGCAGTGACTGTACCACCGCCAGAACTTAACGTGACGCTATCCCCCATAACCGCCATTGCCAGCGAATCTTTATCAAAATTGGTAATTTCGATACTGATTTCAACGGGCTTTGGAATAGCAACCGACGCGGTAACAACGCCATACAAGCCTTTGTCTTTGCTGATTTGTTCTTTAATATCACCACTAGCCTTGATTTCCATCTTAGCCAGTCCTAAAACTTTTTTAATGCCTGTCGGTTGACCGTCCAAACCTAAACGGTTCATGAATAGCGTACCTTCGGCTAACATGCCTGAATTTGTACCTGACATAATCTTATTCCTGTGTTGCTGTGTTGATGATTTTGGCGATACCGCGTGCCAGTAACCAATCGGCTAATGCCTTGTTTACATGGAGGGTATCGCCTGCTTTTTTTCGTTGGTTTTCGTGGGTGTGCGGTGCGAGCAGTTCGACAGTGACTAATGCAATGCTTGGTTGTTTCGCAGGATTTTTTAATGGTTCGTGTGCTATAGGCATGACTACCTCGGATTAAAATTCATTGAGCCAACGTTAAAGACGACTTCAGCTTGGAAAAACGGGAACCCTAAAGTCAAATCGGTATTGATGGTAAAGTCAAACCCAATCACAAAACCATCATCCAAACGCATCCCTTTTAACGCATTAATTAAAATTTCTTGCGCTTGGTCAGAACGTACCGCCCCTGAAAAAAGTTGCGTTTCAGCGGCGGCTTGTTGATCGGGTTCGATAACGGTTAACGTGTCATCTAATAAACGGCTATCGCTTAAATAGATGACAATGGATATTTCACGATGATTTTCGTAGCGTTTACTGTATTCTGATTTAATTGGAATATAACAAAGCAAGGGCAATTCATCAGGTTTTGGACTGTTTTTATAGCCCATCAAATGGCGTGGTTCTTTGCCATAATGAGCAGTAAAAAAAGCGTTTAACTCCGCATTGGCTCTAATATTGGCTATTAAGTTAGTAATTACGTTCATTCATTACCTGTTGTAAAACGGAAGAAGCCGCTAATAAACCGCGACTCACTCTATTTTCTTGGTCGGTTAAAAAAAATGGATAAGCACGCGTCATCTTGCCTTTTAAACCTTTTGGAATATTTTTGCCGCGCAATTTATGACCATGTTCTACATACCAGCCATAATGAGCGTATGGTCTGACTTTTACATCATTATTTGACGTAGTATGGTAACGAATTGAGTTTTTTAATCGACCTGTACGTTCAGTAAATGAGCGACCGCTTTCAATGTATGACGTGACATCATCAACATAACTTTTACCTATTGCAGCAACCGCAGAATGAATGACACTATCAGACGCTAATGCAGCTAATAATGACGGTACTGTACCCAGCTCTAAATCAATATTTATCATCGCTACCTCACTACATACCGATAATAGTTATCATCGGTTTGGACTGGCACATCAATGGTATAAGTACCAAAACGACTAACAACACTATCGCCGCGTTGCGGTTCAAACGGCAAATCAGAACGCAAAATAGAAATTATATTGTTACGCTCTTCAATTGAATCGTTTTGCCCCACGCTATCAATAACTGCCCAGATTGTGTACTCAGCATCACCACGCTTATAAGTGACTTGATCGCCTAACGCCGTGACTAATTTACCGTCTGGAAACCGTGTTTTAAAATCGCTCATTTGTCCAATAACCCGCTTTTGTTTTTTTCAATGGCTTGCTTAATCAACTCTTCGACTTGCTCACGGGTAAATACCGCGTCTGGCATCGGGTCGATTTTGGCATCAGGGTCAATTTTGCGAATGTATTTATTCGTGCCAATTTCTAACAAGGAATTACCACTGAAAATAATACGCGGTGCCAAGTGCGCACAAACCCCGCTACCAATCGCCGCAAACAGTAAATCATCGGTTTGAGTAATTACCGTCATAAACGAGATGACCGCCACCGATGCACTGCACATAATGTCTTTCATTAAAGCCAGCACGCCGCGCCACGACCACGCCCAGCCATTTTGCACGTTATGCGTTACCCAGTTGGCAAAACCACCAGGTAACGAAAAGATGAAAATAAACACCCAAAGCGCAAGATTCCATTCCATTGGGTTATGACTTAACGTAATATCGGCTTGCGCGTGTGCTGTGCTAATAATGTCAAACATAATGAATGCCTGTTACAAGACGGTAGCGCACAAAGACGCGTTAACCCGCTCTGGAACTAACAGCGGCGCGGATTGGGTTAATAAAATGCGTTGGCTTGGGTCTTTTTCTACCCAGGATTTTGGAAAGTATGGCAAGGCTTGAAAACCTGCATCTTCATCGCGGATAGCACCAAACGCACGAACACCAAACAGCTCTTCTGGTGAAGCCATAACCACTTTACCCGTTCCCCACATATCAACACTAATGTCATTGCCACTACCATCAACATCATCGTAGTAGTTTGAATACACAAAAATGTTAAAGCCGTTGATTGTTCCCATAAAAATGCCACCGTTAGTAAACACGGCATCTTGACCAAGGGTTGATGTGCCTCTGAACAGTGCAAGCTGGTCTTTGACTTCGGCATTTTTGCGGAATTTATTCCACGCCGCGACATCCATCGTAACATCGCGGGTTGCTGCTCCGCTGGCTTTGAGCGTTAAGGCAGCCCAGTCTTGCAGATTATCTAATGGTGATTCAGTTGTACCGCCCCATTTATTATTGCCTGTAAGCGCAACGGTTAATTCGGACGCACGTTGAAAATCGACAACAACAGTTGGGTATTTTTCGCCTGTAATGGTAACTTTACCAGTTTGCAGAATTTCAATAGCCATCGCTTCCAAACGGGTGTCAATCATTTCTCTGTGATCGGCAAGCTCTAAAGCTAAGGCTAACTGCATACGTTGCATAGGCGATAATTCGCCGCCAATACGTTCGCCAGCCGCGCGTTTTACTGCACGGTTTGGGTCTATTGGCGTTTTGGGCTTGATATAAGCAGGTTTAAACGTTTCGGTTTTAAAACCTTGCGACTGTACAATTTTGCCCTCGACAAGTGGCGAAACAAACGGTGCAATACGACGTTTTTTGCTGATTTTATCGAAGTGGATTTCTTCGCTTTGTTCGTTAATTTCATAAGTAAAATAACGATTCAGCACCCACGGTTTTACTGATCGCAAATCATTGATAATTGCAATCATCGCGGCGGTTGCATAAATATTCATGATTAGCCCTTAATTGTGTTGATTAAATTAATGCCTTGTGAGCGCAAGCCCTCAAAGACGCTGGCAACGGTATGTCCAGTACCCAAAATGACGGCATTGGCATCAAAATCCCCGTTGTAATAAGCAGGCGTAAGCGTATCGCCACCGCTGGCATCCGTATCATGTGCCAGAATTCGGCTTGGTACTTCAGACCCGTCGGTTGACGCGGATAACGACAGTTTATATTTACCCGACGCGGTGATTTTGCCAACGACCGCACCGCGTGCCAGGTTTTGACCTGACAACAGCGTGATTTGATCGCTTAACACTTCGTCACACACGACTAAACGGTCGGGCGTGAATGTGCTTTCTTCTCTTGATGCAATGCTCATGCTTTTACTCCCCTCATTTTGTTGACAATCGCGGCGGCTTCGGCTGCACTTGCCAACAACTGAACTTGCTCATCACCTTCGGCATTTGCGGTGCCATCAGGTTTAACTTGTGGATTGCCAACGCCTGCCATCGCTTGTGCAAATGGATTAGGCGCGGCGGATTGTGATTGTGGTGACGCTATCGGCGCGGCGGTTAGCATGGCTTTAGCGTCATCGGGTGTGGTGGCAGTGTTAAATGCTAAGTGTTGCGCTAAGGTTTCACGCCCTTTTGCTTCGTCACTTGCCAGGATTGCAGATATGCGAGCGCGTTCGGTAGTGGTTGCGCTGGCGGCGGTTGATTGCAGATCGGACTGCATGGATTGTTTACCTTCATCCAGCACGGCTTGATACAGCGCGGGATGTTCGGCTTTAAGTGTGGATAAATCCATCGGATTGCCTCGTTTTGTTGTGGTGGGTGTGGAGTTGTTGTTAAGTTGATTGATAACGCCCTCAAGACTACCAAGCGTATCGGCTAAGCCAGCATCAACTGCTTTTTGACCGACTAACATACCGCCGCGAATGGCGGTAACCTGTTCAGTGGTTAAATTTCTAAAACTGGCAACCGATTGAATAAAAACTGATTCCAAATCATCTATCATTTTTTGATAAACCGCCTTGCCTTCGGCTGTGGTTGTATCAGGGCGTTTGTCGGGTGCGTTGCTAGAAACGATTTCTAACGAACCATCATCATTTTTGCCGCGTATTTGAGTCACTACGCCAATACTACCCACCATCGCCATTGCATCCATCACAATGCTATGACTGCCAGCGGCGATGTAATACATGGCAGAAGCCGCAGCCCCCGAAACGTAGGTTGTGACAGGCTTGGACGCATTACGAATCATGTTAGACATTTCGTTAATGCCCGTTGTCACGCCGCCTGGGCTGTCTGCATTGATGACAATAGCGGTAATAGCTGGGTCATTTAACGCGGCGTTAAAATCCAATGCGAATATTTCAAGGCTTGTTGCCCCTGATAATTCAGTCATCAAATTAGCGCGTGGAAAAATCACACCCGTTAACGGAATAACAGCAACAGAACCGCGTTTTTCAACCGTGCGCGTGTTTTTTAACGGTTCGCCACGTTGCGCAATAACGGCTTGATAATCGTGATCGCGGTTTGCTATCGTGTGGATTGTTTCCAGCCAGCCGTCTTGTATAGCCCACGGATCGCCCGACGTTAAATAATGATTGATGTGTTTGTTTTTCATGGGTTCGCTTTTTATTTGGACATAAAAAAACCGCCGTTAGGCGGTTTGTTAAATGTTAGGTTAATCTTACATTTGACCAGCGGGCGGCTGGTTCATGGCATTCTGAATAATCATGGGGTCAATCGTAGTAAAACCCGCTATGCTGTATGCTACATGTTCAGGTAATCCAGCTTCTTTGACCATTTTCAACGCCCGTTGTAATTCGCTTAAGCGTTGATCCTGTACCTCTTCATAATCCTTGCCTTGCTCAGCACATTCATCTTCTTGAGTAGATAGCAGGTATTCCATTCTGAGTTTTGCCCCGACGACTTCTTTTGCAGGGTCAACCCAACCGCGCGGCGGTCCTATCCACTTAGCCTTAGAATAGGCTTTGTTAATGCCGATTATCCGACCGTTTTGAACGTGGTAAAAATCAGGTGCATCAATTAAACCATCGTTAACAATTTCCTCAAGCCATAGCTCGTATATTTCCTGATAAAAATTATTAGCTAGCCAATTTCTACGCCCCATAAAAAAACGCCACGCTTCCAGCATGGCGGCGCGAGCTGACGAATAGGACGTTTTGCTAAAATCTTTCAGGAGTAATTCATAAGGGATGTGCAAACCAGCGGCGATATTGCGATAAGCGGCTTCCATAAACTGCCCAAAATCAGCACCTTGATTGTTTGGCAGATAAGGTGCAACTCTGTCACCAGGTGCGAGCGGTATTAATGCCCCGCCGCCTTCCATTTTTACATTCCAATCGCGGCGGCTATCATCATAAGGCTGGTAGGTATCACCAAAATGCTCAGCCAAATCCGCGCCGCTCATGGATGTTTCAATAAACGCCGCCACCAGTGAATTTGCTACCGCTGTATCCAATGTGACATTTTGGAACTGTCCAGCGCGTTTAAAATCGCCTAATACTGATGCAATGAACGGTTTACCGCGCGTCTGTCCTGTGCGCTCTTTATCGTGCGCATGGATAACCCGTTTTCTCCCCCATGATGTGCGAGCGGGTATCTTGTCCCATAAGAAACTTTTAAAATTTAACCCCATCACGCCAGGCGTGGTGTCTTTTTGGATATGGTAGGCTAAAGGCTCTCCATACTCGTTTATCTCGATACCATTGCGCAAGGTAACACTATTCATTTGCATGTTGGGATTGGATAGACGGCTTGGGTCTATCAACATCAAGGTCGTTTTGTATTTCCGATTTTCTAACCACAACGGCAATGCCAACGCCTCGCCACCTATAATCGCGGTTCGGAATGCGAGCTGTGCTTGTCCGCCTAACGTCATATCATTCGCCGCGCTACATTCCTTTGACTGGGAATAGCCACGCCATAATGCCTCAACTTGTTGACTCCATTCGTCAGACCATTCCTTTGTCTGTCCTAACGCACGATAATCAGGTTTTGATGATAGGCGTAATTCAGCACCAATGACATTATCAACCAGCGTTTGCGGATAACCCGCCGCCACGCCATTGTTGCGCGTCATGTCATTAGAGCGTGCGACAATCGCGGGTAATTCGTCTAACAAGTCAGCATCAGCAGAATTTAACGACGGATTCCAGCCGCGCATTGGTTGACGGGTTAAAGACGCGGCGTGGTGTGCGGTGTCTTGATATGCCATAGGTTGACCGCGATGGTCTAGGAGCTGGATATTATTCATTTATGACTCGATAAAATTTCTTTTATATCTTTGTATGATTCACGAATTAAATAAGCTCTTTCGTCACCAATAACAGCAACTTTACAACTTCCATCTGGCATTTCAAAAAACCAACAATTAGCTGGTTCACATAACATTTTTAATGGTTGCTCAGGAGCATTTATTAATACTGGCGTTATTTCAATAAAATTCATGGGCGTAAATAAATGGGATGTTTGCGACCATTTGCCGAACCATCAAGCTTAGCAATCTGGGCTTTTAAATCACTGATATAACCCCGCAACTGGGTAATATTGGCAGGCGTATAAACCACCCGCCGCCCGTTAAGTTGCATTTCTTGCTCTTTTGCTCCCATTTGCAGTTGATGATATGCCTCTTCTGCTTCGGATAATCGAGTTCTTAAAACACTAATGTCTGTCATGTGTTGTTCCGCATTGATATGACCCTAGGAGCGGTTTTGCTTACTGGTGGCGGCGGTAATTCAATCATCGCCACGCTATCATTATTTTCAATTTCAAAAATACTGGCTTGCATTAACTCAGTTTCAAGGCGTTGGTATTTTGCCTCGGTGTACAAATGAAAACCTGTAGACCGTAGCGCATGGATTGCATAGCCCAAAGTGTCAAGTGCTTCATTATTGACACCTGATTTTTTCTTGTACTCTTCTTTACCACGGGCGGTTTTGTGTGGCACTTTGACCTCACTGGTCAATTGTTTGAAATAGTCAGAACGCATATGCTTGTAAAAATGCAAACGCCCTGCTCCAAAACCTGACAGTTTCAACCGAGAATAAATCAAGTCCTTTGCCTTATGCGTACCCACCATAAAAACACGGAGTCCGTACTTTTGACTCTTGGTATTTTGTTTACCGCGCGTATCCAGCGGCGTTTTAGGTTTGCTAAAAATTTCCTTGCTACCGTAGTCAGTTGATGACCCTTTGACCGCCATCGCATCAATACTAGAATGCCTACGATTAAACGTACGAATAAAGTCATAAACGTTGTCAGCTGTGTTACCGTCCGACGTGTCAAAACTGGCAGCCGATATATGTAAATATTTGCCGCTTTGGTGTCGAATAGGTTGTGTTAAAAACTTTTCAAGTTCGTTCCAGATCGGGTCCGTTTTGTCGGTGATGTTTCCGTAGATTTCATCAAAATACAAAACCCAGATTTCTTCACCACGCCCCGCGCCGATGACTTGTATCGCTATCCGACCGCTTGACTGGAAGTCAACACCCGCCGTTATTTTTAAAACGCCGTTTGGAGCATTGAGCGGCTTGTAATCGAGTTCCAGTTCTGCCAATTTGTCTTCGTCGGGTGCATCGCCTTTGTATTCATAAGGCAAGCCCAACGCGGTTGTGACAAAAACAATCATGTCCGATTGATCGCCTTCCTCGCTTTTTTTCAAGGCTTTCAGATAACGTTCAACTAATCGCTGCAAGGTATCGCCAGGGAACGCGCTATAAAGGGCGTTAATGTAAAAACTGGCTATACCATTGAATGGCTTGGTTGCTTCACACGTTAAATTTCTGACATTCAGGTTTTTCTGAATGTTAGTCCACATAGATCCGCAATGCGGACAGACGTACCGCGCGGTTTCAGGCTTGGCTGTTCCATACACTTCGTCTGGCACTTGGTTGTGATCGTCATCCCATGTGACATAATCCCAATGCAAAACATGCGATTTACCGCAATCATGGCAAGGCACATAAAACTGTCGTTGATCGCCTGCCAAATATTCAGCATGGGTAACGGATAAACCCAAAATACCAGGCGAACCACCCGCCAATAATTTGCTGTCTGGATAGGTTTTAATCCTATCGCGCAAGCTACTTATAGGAGAGCCTTGACCGCTTGCATTGGCTGTACAACGGTCGGGCTCTTCAATAAATGCACGTTTCAAATGCGTCGATTGAACATTGGCGATAACGTTGGCACTGACTAACGATAAAAACCCGCCTAAGAATTTTTTATAGTGCTGACGACTGCCCTTGCGTTGCGTCATCACGTCAATTTTGCTTTGCAACCGCTTAGTGGATTTCACCATCGGTACAAATTTTTCATCAATGAATTTTGTTGACAGTTCGTCTTTTGGAAACAACCCCATTACGCCCGACGGGTCTACGTCCATTATCCAGCCCAGCCAGTTGTTTAACACGCCCTCGGTATGACTAACACCAGCGGATTTTAAAATCCAGACTTCCCGCGTATCTTTGTCGTTAAGCGCATCCAAAATGAACGGTATCCAAGGCGTGTACAGTGTGGAATAACGCCCAGGTAATGCGCTGGCTTGCTCACTAAAATAACGGTACTTAATCGACCATTGCAAAATCGGCAATTTCTCTGGGACTGCCCAGGCTTTCATCACTCGACGCGTCATTGTCGTCATCGCTGAAAACGTCAGCGTTTGATAATTGGTTAAGTGCGTCATTTACATCCATTAAAAAATATTGCTCATCCACATCAAGGTTGTGAATGGCTTGTAACTCTTGTGACCATTTACGCGGTAGGTTTATCAACTGTTGACGGGCGGCGATGATTAAACTTGTTATGAATGGCTCAACTTTAGAGACTGGAATAAGCGTGCCTGCTTTTTCTTTAATCTGCATTTCAAGCATTTCAGCAGCCATATTATCTTTTCGGGTTCGGGCAATCGCGGCATCAATCTGGTGATCGCTGGTATTGCGACCCGCCGCCGCTTCTCTTAATTTCCGAATATAGGCAATAATGATGGTCGTGTATGGCGTAGTTCTGAAGTCTAATGCCAAATCTCGCAACACGTCCGAAACCGTCCTTTCTGATAAATCCATGCGCTTAGCCAATTCATTTTTACTTAAAAACTGTGGCTCTCTCAAGTAGGTAATATAACTACGCACACACGCCACCAGATCGTATTGCCCATTAACAGGACGCGGAATAATCCCATCATCTACCAGGCGTTGCACTTCAACCTCAGTTGTGTTGAAAATGCCTGCTATAGAATTCATCATGCGCTCCTCAAGCCCGTTTCATACAGAATATTCGGTTCGCCTACGATTCGCGCTTCTTCCTTTTCAGTTTCACTGCCGTTCAACACGGAAGCCAGAGCCGAAAAGTCCACGCAATTTTTAACATCCTTATCGGATTCGCGGGTTCTCCCCGTTATCCTCAATCCTTCAGCTAGAATATTTTTCGAGGCATTGAAGTCTCGCTCGTGTCTTGTCTTGCACTTGGGACACTCCCAGCTTCGGGTTGATAAATCCAGTTCATCAAGCTTGTGACCACAACAGGAGCAAGTCTTTGAACTCGCAAACCAGGTGTCTACCTTGATAAATTCTTTCCCGTACCATTCGCACTTATATTCCAGCATGGAAATAAATTCGCTCATGCTGGTATCGCTAATGGAACGGGACAATCGGCTATTTTTTACCATGTTGGCTACACGAAGGGACTCGACAACAATGATGTCTTGGTTTTCGACAATTGCCGTAGTTGCTTTGTGTAGGTAATCACGCCGACTGTTCCGTACTTTTGCGTGTGTTTTAGCAACACGCTGTGCCTGTTTTTTCCATCTGTTTGAGCCTTTGTGCTTTCTGGATAGCGATTTTTGCCGCTTGCGCAAAGTCTTTAACATGGACTTTAGAAATTGTGGGTTTTCAATCACTTGACCATTCGATAAGGTAGCTAATGATTTGATACCCATATCAATACCGACCATTGAACCTGTTTTTGGCTTGTGTTTAATATTTTGTTCTACTGTGTAACTGGCAAAATAAGCCCCTGTTCCATCTTTGCTTATCGTGATTAATTTAGGCATTCCATTTGCCAGTTTTTGACTTAGTTTTATTTTCCCAATCTTTGGTAATACCATTTCACCATTTGCCCACGACTTGATTTTTCCTGTATGCCGATTATCAAAACAAAAACGGATTGACCAGGATGATCCTTTTTTTCTAAATCTTGGATACTTGGCACGTTTGGCAAAGAAATTTTGATAAGCACGGTCTAAATCTCTGAGTTTTTGTGCGACTACATCGGATGGAACATCATTAAGCCATTCATACCGACTGGTTTTCTTTAGCTGGGTGATTAGCTTGGATACCGTCATCCAATTAGTTTTATCTTTGCGTCTTGCATAAGATTTGCTAATCATGGATAACCCAAAATTCCAGACAAAACGGGATGCGCTTTGATAACTTTCAAGGAGTTCCTTTTGCTCTGCATTCGGAAAAATCTGTTGTTTATATGCGCGAATTGTCATGGCTTATACCAAACTTAACCGACACAATAAAACGACTATACCCAGCAATAACGGATTGGTAAAACCAAACTCAGCAATCGATTTACAAATACTATCTACCTGTTCATCACCATGTACACGACTGTTATTCTCATAAC